GCGAGGGAATTGCCAACTTCCACGCCTCGTAAAGCTCGCGCCATTGATAGGGTGTCGAAGATGAACGCGGGCTTGACTCCGTACCTCCAAGAGAGTATGGACACGTCGAATTGGGCGTTATGTGCCAAGACTGCCGTTCGTCCCCAGTCGTATGTCGGTAGGATTCTATGAAGCTCATCTCCTCGATACCATTGAGTGACGCTGTCGCTGCTGTACTCGTGTATACAGGCTCCGTAAGCCAAGAACTTATCGTCACGTATGTACTCCTCGGTTGTCATCTTGGACAGCGTGTAGTCCTTGCTGTCCCATCTGGTTTCAAAGTCGATTGTCAGTATGCGGTCAAACGGTTGGCTCATTATTGCCTTTCTTAGTGCGTGTTTTTTTAACAACTGGCGGCGGTACGAACACCAGTCCGGTAATCATCTTTGACCACGGGTCGGTGAAAGTCCCCAGCTCCTCGGTTTTGGCTTGCACAATCTCACGGCGCAGGTCATCCTCCATCTCGCGCAACTGAAGAAGCCGTACGTTGACATAAGGCGCTTCGCAGCGCCCGACCTTTATCATTTCCGCTTGGTACTCAGGCGTGCAGTCGGTGCAAATGAACAGGCTTTTGTAGCTGCTCTTGATGGCCAGCAGCTTCCACTCTTTGTACTGGTCGTTGCTGCTGAAACAGGCTGGATGTTCAGTCAATTCATTTTCTCCTTGGGCGGTATGTCGCCAATAAAAGTGTCGTGCATCTTTGCGTACGCTGTCGCTAGTATGTTTACCGTTTCTAATTCGTCGACGTTAATCGACAACACAACAAGCTTTTTGCCTGACCCGTGTATCAGTACGCTAGGTCGGTCTTCTTCACGGGCAAAGCTCGCCGAGATCATCTCGAATACGCGCAACATGTGCATAGCCCCTTCAATGCCTATTGCTGCTAGCCTGCCGTCTATGACAGCACTGATGTTTTGAAATTCGCTTTTATCCATGTGACTATCTCCTTCACTTCGTTGATGTTGTTTTCGTTGACGACCATAGCCTGCCCGCCGTGGTCGTTAATCGCTGCGATCTCTCTGTCTTGCAGCGCTGTTGTCTTACCCTTGCCTGCCTTCAGCTCGATGGCTAGGAAGAACCCCCGCACGCAGCAGATGATGTCGGGGATACCCGCACGTCCGAAGCCATTGGCCGCAGGGCTGAAGTAGTACACCCCCTCGGCATCCAGCACTTTGCGTACAGCGGCCTTGACCTTGCCTTCGGGGGTCACTCTTGCTTCTCCTCATGCTGCGCCTGCTCGTTGTCGTAGTCAGCTTTCCAGTTGTAGTACTTCTTCTCGCAGTCGGGGCACCCACACTGCCACTCAAACGCATCGGGGTCGGCGATGCCGCCCTCCCTTTTGATTGGGGCTTTACCGAAGTCGCTCATTTGTCGTTCTCCTTCATCAGTTTACGTGTCATCTCCAGCGCAGCCTTGGTGTTGAGGCGCTCTTGCTCCAAGTCGTACGCCATCTCCTGCATACGGATGTACGCTTCGGTTGCGAAGTCAGCTAGGTTCTTGTTGCTCCACGCTGCAAAATTAGGTGTGTCTTTAAGTTGTTTGGTCATACAGGTACGATGCGGATACGGTGAGGGGATTGGTCTAACGTGCGTACAGCACGGGCGAAAGGAATGATGCTAGCTGGTGTGTCCATAAACACGCGGTCTTTCAGTGTGCTTTTGTTGTGGAACATCTCAGGATACAACGCTCTGAGTTGGTCAATATACGCACCCAGCGCAGCGTTGGGTGGGTACTCACTGCCTTTGGGTTGCAGTTTACATAGTGCCTTGAGCTTGGCGCGTTGTGTCTCATTGAACGGAGACACGCAGTCGTTGATAATTTTTTCGTTTGAGGTCATGTTAGTCCTTTTGGTTGGGTTTAGGGCAGTTCTCTGGGGGCACGACCACGCACCATACGGCGCTGTAGTACTTGCGGATACCGGCGGTCTGCCAGCGGTCAATGTAAGCGTCTGGCATGCACTTGAGTGACGCCATGATGGATAGCCTAATGCCGCCCATCAGCTCTACCAACTGGGCTACAGTAAGCCCGTCTGGGTGTTCACGCAGCAGCTTGCGTATCAAAGGCTGGTTGGATTTCCTCATGTATTCTCCCTTGCTCTGATGGCATCAACATTAACCCAACCCAAAGAATCTGCCAGCTTTAAAATTGCCTCACGCTCATCGGCACGGACGCTGTCAGCAAAGTAAGCCAGCTTTTTCATGACAAAAACACTATCTAGGCTATTACCGAGTGCTTTACGCACTTCTTGACCGTAGTAGGTATTCATTGTTTCCCCTTGCGCTATCTTTGCCAAGACTTCCTTGATGGCGGTGATGGCCTGAGCTACTTTGTCGGCGTCATAAATTTGCATCATCCCAAAGTCTTCATCGGTGTGCCACTCATCGTCTCCGCAGGTTTCCAGCGCATCAAGCGCCAGCTTCAATGCTTCGTCTTTATTCATTGTTCTTCTCCTTGAGCGCCCTTTGAATCACCCTAGCAAACGCTATCTCACGCTCGCTTCTGCCGCCTTCGTAAAACCCGTTGAGCAGTTCTAGTATTTCATTGCGCGTCAGCCCTACCCACGGTCGCTGTGGTGGCAACATCCTTTGAACATCACCGCACATTACTTTGATTGCGTTATAGCCTTCTGAATCATTACGGTCTGCAAGTTCGTATGCTTCTTGCATGATGCGTACTCGCATTGGTTCAAAATCTTTGTTGTTCATCCACGCCACAGGCTCCTGCGATGGCTGTGCCACTTTGTCCTGCGCCATCTGGCGCTTACTGTTGTAGCCTGTCATCACATCCCCCTGCTTTTGTATCTCAAATGATCTTCAGCCCCTGGACGAACGTATTCGTTTTTTGGAGACACATAGACGGGTTGCGCCCATAGCGAGTTTGTAGCGGGTGGCACTACATCTGGGTCACGCACCGGAGGGACATAACCTTTACGCATATTGGCTTGTCCCCTGTCTCCTGTTTTGTTACCAAAAGACTCTAGCGCCATGTATGGATTTACACGCAACGCTTTTTGTTTCATAAGATTAGGGTTGCCTCGGTCAAGCTTCATGTTTACTCCTTAACAAACACTCCGTTAGGTAGCAACGTACCTTTGCGGTGTTTGATTTCGTCATATGCTGCATACATGCACTCAACAAGACTAATATCATGCAACGCACAATAAACAACTAAACAAACCATCACATCTCCAACACCATCAACAATTCCTGCTTTGTCGTTCTTAATAGTGGCATCAGCCAATTCGCCCATTTCACTCATTGCTTTTAACAACTGAGTTGCTGGCGTGCTATTAGGAACAATTTTGCGAGCTTCAGCCCACTGAACAATCTTCATTTCTATTTCTGCATAAGTCATAAATTTCCTTCTTCTTTTAAATAATTTTTGTAAAGCAATGCTTTACGTTTAGCGTCTAGTAATACTTTTTGTTTGTTAACTTGTTTACGATTACTCCAATCTTTTTTAGCAAGTCTTTCCTCTGTAGACTGGTAATACTTGCTGTGTTTGTTTTGCTTAATCGTCATGGTGTCAAATGTGTCGCAAGATGTATTCTGTCCAGTGTGTTGTGTCTGAGAACACACAAGCATCCAAACCATTCTTAGCTGCCCAATCTAAATACGTTGTAGTACTTTTCTTAGACAAGCCTTGGTTGCGTTGAAACACATAAAGAATTTTTAATTCTGGATGCTGTTGTTTAATTAGCACTGCTTTCTTTCTGTCTGCTCCTGTCCATAGACCCTTGGTTTCTATGTAAACGTTCTTAGTAACAGTAAAGTCTGGTGTGTATGTGTGGTTGCTTGCCGGGATAACGTACTTAATCTTGTCTTGTTCATATCCCAACACCCAACCTTTAGCTACGCAAGCAGCTTGGAATTTAGATTCCAAACCACTTCTGTAACCTGCTGGGTTGTGTAGTTTAGGTCTAGGCATTGTTGCCGCCTTGTTCTGTTAGTTGTGTTTCCAAACCTTCCCCGTAAGGGGAAGCTTTGGCTGCTGTGGGTTCCGCTTCGCGGCTGTTGGGCGGTTGCCACATGTCGTTAGGCTTTTGCCAGATGTATAGCAGTTGCATGTTGAGATGAAACCTAGCATCGTCATCGTACATAGCACGACATTTGTCGTAGTACTCTTCTGGAAGCAGTCCGTCTAAAGCTTTAGCTGCTTTGACTGGGCCTATGCCCTGAACACCAAAGATGTTGTCACTGCGATCTCCAACAAGACTTTGTATATACAAAAACTTAATACCTTCATCGTGTGTTACTTCCTGGAACACTTTCTTAACAAAATTGTAGTGCCTGCCAGGGATCTGAAGTAAATCTTTGTCTATAGAACAAATAACTGTTGACTTATAAGTCTTGTCTTGGTCTATACCCAGTTGATCGTCAGCTTCAAATCCGTCACATACAATAGCTTTGTGCTGTGTTACTAGGAACTCTCGCACTGCTTGCCAATGTTTAGGTCTAGCATCAGGTCGTTGAGCTTTGTAGCTGGGAGCTATTTCTCTACGAAAGTTACCGCTACCTGTGAGGTACACGTTGTAGCTGTCTGCTGTAGTCTCCTCTAAAATGTCTTGCATAAGCTTGTCTGCTCTTGCTAACGCTACCCACTGCTCTTCTTCTTCTGCTGACGCTGCGGCTCTGTACACCACAATGTCACCGTCGATTAGTGCTTTCATGTTTACTTTCTAAGTTATGCGGCATAGACCGCAGTCGAATAGGCCAGAGGATTTCTCCTCTGACCTGTATGGTGGAAGCTTCGATTTGGTCTTCAACTAGGTAGGACAGAAAGCCAGAAAACTTCCTACGTTGACATCCTCGAACGCTGGCTTAACAGCTTCCATAAAACTTACAACTCAACTACACGAACCATGTGCAACAGAAAAGCTTTTGCTTGAGTTTCAGTTAATTGAAAACCATAGGTGTCCAAAAACTTAAGATTAATCTCAAACAACAAAGCATCTTCTTTTTTGGGCTCAATGTTATTAGCAACTTTTACTGCTACTTTACGGGGACGACCTCGACCACGTTTAACTTGCTCTTGCATAACTGATTCCTTTTAAAATGAAACTGTTTGTTCTGCTGTGTCTTCTGCCATAACCTCTGCCATGTCCAGATCACCAGCGGTATAAGCCTCAAACTTACGAGCAAACTTAATAATCATATCAAGAGTAGATGCTTCCAATTCAAATGGTTTAGCACCACGAGCAGCAATGTACAGATCAGTTGCACGAGCTAGTGCGTTCTGACGAACAATAGCCCGATCACCATGCAATGCTGGAATAGGAAACACTTTTTCTTTGTAGCTGCTGCTACCGTAACTCTTAGTTGCTGCCGGTGTTGTTGGTGTTGTTACTGCTGGTGTTGCTATACGACTAGTGATGTTGACTGATTTAGTCTCAATGCCATACGTACCTGTTACACCATCAAAATCTACAGTGTAGCCAACATCAACATTAGGATTCTTAAACCCACATTTAATCCAACTTCCATTAACTTTGAAGGAATACGTTGGTTTTGTACCAAACTTAGTAGTTACATCTTTAGTGGATACGGCTTCCACAACGCCTGTCATCATTACCATGTTACATTTCTTCCATGTTGAACCAATTAGGACCATAACTAGCTCCTGCGTTGAGCTTCAGAGCTAGGGGCTTTTTAAATATCTCTTCAAAATACTTGTGTGTGTCTTTAAGTATGTCGGTAATCTCCAATATAAAGTTAGCGGCAGAATCGCCTTGAACGTCAAACATTAGGGAGTCGTGAATGGTGTTAACCATCTTCACATCATCCCTGCCTACTAGCTTACGAAAAATAATGCCCAACATCATTGGGACAATATCGCCCGTAGCCAATCCTTGCACTGGGTAGTTCTTAAGTTCTGTGGGACTAAAGTTGTAGCTTCTTGTAGACCAAGTGCTTTCGTTGTAGTACTCAGTAAATGAGAACTTACGACCAGTTTCTGTGAATAGTGTGTATGTCCTAACTTTTTCAGTTAGGCCATCTGCGGTTTTACCGTATACAGCATAGCGCTCTACTTTTGCTGCAAAGTCTTTGTGCCAGTCTGCTACTTTAGGATAGCGAGTATAAAAAACATCTATAAACTTCTTAGCTTCGTCCAAACTGCATCCAGCTTGTTTGCTAATAGCTTTGGCTCCAGCACCATAGATAAGTTGAAACGTTCTAGCCTTAAACGGCTTACGTTCTTCTTTAGTAGGGTACTTACCAAACATGTCTTTGTATAACTCTGAGTGAATGTCTGCTCCATCCCCAATGTCTTTGATCAATTGCTTGTCTCTAGTAACATGGGCAAGGGCAACAACTTCTAGCTGATTGAAGTCAACTTCAACAATCAAACCTCTATCATACCGGGAATTAAAGATTTGTTTGATAGGGTTATTACTAATATTTTGTAAATTAGGACTGGTTGAAGACAAACGACCTGTTACGGTTGCTGTGTGATTAAGTTTGCCATGAATAAAATCACCAATAATGTGTTTGCTCAAGCCTTGCACATACGTTGAAAGCTGTTTAGATAACTCTCTGTATTGCAACAATTTTTTGATTATGCTAATTGCAGCAACATCAACAGTGTGATTAAGCATGTCGTTAAGTACAGCATCATCAACACTTATCTGACCTGTCTTAGCAGAAACTTTTTCAGGATCAGGTACGTACTTAATAAACGCTGGAATTTTGACTAACGTTTCTACAAGCTTGTATTTAGTGTTGCCATTTTTGTAGACACCAACTTCTTCTTTGACTTTAACTTTCTTGGTTCCACCAAAAAAGAATTGGCTCCATTGTTTAGGACTGTTAATGTCTTCAACTCGTCCTGCTGAAAGATCAGTCAAGGCAAGTTGTACATCAACGTAGTTGTTAACTACTTCAACAGTGTATGCGTCTAGTTTTTCTTTGTCGATGTGCAGGCCGTTAAACATCATCTCAGTAGTTGCGTGTAATGCTTCCATCTGAGACAGTATCAACGTAAGCTGACCGTTCTTTTCAGCTTCTAAGTACTGTTGACCAGCTACAACAAAAGTGTTTTCTAAGTCTTGTTTAAGGTATGGCTCAAGCTCTTCACGAGGTATCTTGTCAGACCCTAAACCTGCTTCAAAGTAAGTTTTAATCTTGTCATCTTTAACGGGTAGGCCGTACTTGATAGACAACTCATCCAGACTAGACCACTTGCTACGTTGGCCTGTAAGAATGTATTCAGCTAATTGTGTATCCCAAATTTTGTGCCATTGAAGTGTTTCTTTAAGAGCAGGACTTTCTCGATACAAATACAACAGATCAAAAGATATGTTGTGTCCACAATAAGTGGGAGCATCACCTATAAAGTTAGCTATAGCCCGTTTAAAGTCTTTTGGATTGTCAGTTGTGTAAGGAACACCGATAGTGTTGGTAATGCCGTATAGCACTACTTTGTTATCGGGGCTCATAGGATGAGCTAGTCCTATTTCTTCATTGCCGTTGAGTGTTGTCTCAACGTCAATAGCTACGAATAGCGGAGTGGTCATGGTTTTCCACCTATGGTATTGATCATTGTTTATTCAAATCTTGCCCTAATTGGGTCAATGGTTACTAGAAATTGTCCGTGTCGATCTGACTCTACATGTTTAGGTCCTCCTCCGGGTAGTTTGTTCTTAGGAACATTGATAGTCCGAATCATTTCTTCTTCGGTGCTTTTGGGTTCTTTGTATTTGCCAATAGTAAGTACAACGTCTGCTTCACCCGGTTTGTCCGTCTTACTTCCACGGAGAGCATCCATGCCGATAAACGGAGGGTCTTTAAGATCCACAACCGAAGCACTAAGCTGAGAAGCTGCAATGACAGGGCCATAAGTGCGGGCAAGTTCTCTAGCCCATTTATAAATTTTGCCAAGCTTAATGTCTTCACGCTCATCTCCTTTGTTAAAGCCATCTACCTTGTCTAGCTGGTCAAACACAATGAGTCCAGGATTGACTTCTCTAAACAAAGTCTCCAGATCACGTACATGATTGGTGTCTTTAGTAACACGGATTTTGTTTTTGTCGCCATCCATAAGTGTTTCGTAAGCAGCCATTGCAGTAGTAGAACTAGCTATCATGTCAGCAGAAGTCATGCCAAGTGTTGCCTGAACAATACGAAAGAACACTACAGAGGATTCTTCTTCGTTGTTAACCCACACAACAGGACGATCTTTAGGCAACTGCTGCGCCATGTAGCTAACCTCACTCGCTAAAAATGTTGTTTTGCCTACCTCAACACGCGCTGCAACAATGACAAAATTACCACTACGTAAAGGACCAAGAGAACGATTAAGAACATCCAAGCGCCACTCATAGCCAGTACTACTAATACGATCTGCAATGCCAGATAGGTCAGCAGAAACAAATAAATCATCTTTTTCAATGAACCTCTCCACGCTTTTAAGAGCATCAGTTGCAAGCATGTGTACGTGCTCAAGGTCACTAGAACCTTCTTTAACACGTTCACACTCTTCCATGATCTGAGCTAAATAATCAAGCTCAATAATGCTCTTAATAACTTCTTCGTGTGCTATGTGTGGTGTGTATAGCTTTGCTTTAGTCAAAGTCATACGCAGCTTAACAATTGCGTCGTCAGTAAGTCGTTTGCTTTGGTCTGCTATTAGGAAAGCACTAAAAGCGTCCCAGTTAAACGTAGCTACTGATGGAAATGTTTTGTAGTATTTTTCCATCCCGTCAAGGATGATGTTGGTCTCTTTGACCACTACATGCGGCTTGATGTGCCTCCTGTACTTTTGTAAGTTTTCTTTGCTTTCAGCGCAAAGAAACAGAACGTCATAGTCCATTAAAGTCCTTCAAGGATTGTTTGTAATTCGTCTACTGTGCATTCTTTTGGCTCTTTGCCAATGTCTATGCACTGAATAGATGTGTCTGTAGAAAGGAAGTGCGTTAATTCTTTTTGTGCTTTAAGTGCTCCTTTTTTTCCTGCTTCATCGGGATCTAACCAAATAATTACTTTTTCAAAACCTAGCTCATATATTTGAAGCAATGTGCGGTCTGTGATTGTTGTTCTTAGTAACGCCAAAGAGCTAACATTTCCAACATTGTCTTGGCATACTCTATAAGCACTAAGATAGTCTTCAGTGATAACAAGCGTTTTGTTGCGGGGGTAATGAAACCAAGCAGAATCTCCTTTGTAACAATTGCTTATATAACTGGTTATATATTTTGGTGTAGCTCCTGGAAGCAAGTTACGTACCTGATAACCAATAACGTCTGTTTCTGGGTTGCGAAGTGTAAGCGCAATTTGATTGTGCTTTTCTTTAACTCCGTTAAAACCAAAATAGCCTGTGTTGCAATAATGTTCAAGCAACCATGCTTGTGCTTCAATGCTTAAACCTGAAAGTATTGGCATTGCATTAATTGACCTTAAAGGTGGTATTTCAGGGGCAGTCAACCATGTAGCCATACGATTACCACTTCTGCTGTCAGAAGCAAAACCAGCTTCAGCACAATGGTGGCAATACGCTACGATACCTTTAGAGGTACGTTTAATATACAACCGTTGTTTTTTGTCTTCACCAGCAGAGCATCCAACGTGGTTTACATGTACTTGTTCACCTAAGTTGGTTGGAGCATTAGTTAGGATTAGCTTTCGATCAATCATAATTTACGTTTTGCTCTAATTTCAATTCTTTCTAGTGCATCGCTATAACTTATTTTTAACGCCTTGTTTATTAATGCTAAAGATGAGTCAATTATTTCGTCGTAAACACCTGGGTCTACTTTTTTAATTACATCAAACGTTATTTTTGCATCTTCTAACGCATCATTGTCTGCTATGTACGCGCTATACAACAAATCAATATCTGCTTGAATTGGATCAATGTATGGTTTGATAGGTTTAAGAGGTTTTATTCGATCAAACATTTTTTTACCAAGCTCATAAAACTCTTTGTTTTTGCCTGTGCTGTTATCTACTGCCATAATTAGCTCCTTGTAAAACTCAAAATAAATAGCCCTCCCAAATGGGAAGGCTATATGGTTTTGTAGTTCTAGACTATGTTGCCGTAAATCTTAACAAACAACTCATCAGCAACTTTACGTTGTGTTTCGTTGAGTTTGTTGAGATACACTACCGTGTAAGCTGATCGTAAGGTAGAACCATATGACAACTTTTTACAGATGCTGAACAACGAACGTGGAGAGATAGTCAAGTTAAACTGACCAGCTTGATAGCCTTGACGAATCAAGTTAGCAAGCTTGACAAGCTCCTTAGTAGCTTTGGGTGTGATAGTGGAACTCCACTTGTTTAGGATCATCTTTTCTTCTACTTCTGGCTTGAGGTAGCCAACATAAACAGCAGTGCCAAAGCGATCCAGTGTAGCAGAGTTCTGAACGTTAGTGCCTGCATGTGCGCCTGTTTCATCACCTTGACCTTGCGTGTTGCCAATTGCCACAAGCTTAAAATGCTGGTGTGGAATCACTTGCTTGTCTTTAGTGCTACCGGGCATTTCTTTTAAGAACAGTTTACCCTCGTCTTCTAAGAGCCATTGAAGACCCATAGAAATCTCAGGAGGAGTTACATCCCACTCGTCCCAAGCAAACACAGCACCATACCTAACAGCTTCTGTTACAGCACCGTCTACCCATTCTGTAGAACCATCTTTAGCTGTCAGTTGACCAAAGATCATAGAAGAGTCCATGTCACCTGTGCAGTTAACACGGATAAACGGACGTTTGGTAATTGCACACAATTGCTCAATCAAACTTGATTTGCCAGCACCTGTTGGGCCAAAACAAAGCACCTTCTCGTCCATCTCCCAAGCACGCAAAATGTTTGTTGCAAGCTCTGGGTCAATTACGTAGTTGGGATCTACCTTTGGAATAAAAGACGCTATGCGCTCATCCCAATCGTAGCTGTCAAAGATAGAAACTGGAAAATCTTCAGACTCAGGTATTGATGTGTTTCTAGTAACAACTGAAAAATATTCCTGGTCAGCTTTTAGTGAAATTCTGCCTAAAGAAACAGGAGTTGGTGCTTTAGAAACAACTTCGTCAACCGATGCTGTAAGAAAGCTTGATGGATGAACATCTTCTTTAGCTACTTTGCGTTTGTCTAACGCTTCTTTGAGGGCCTTTTTAACAAGATCCTCGACTTTATCTGTACTAGACATGGCTTAGTACCTTCCTTTCTATTAAAGATAACAACTTACTCGGAATTTCTTCTGGTTTAGAAACAACGTCATTGGCTTTGTAGTAGTGCTTAACAGAGTCACTGCACAAACCTAGACCATAAATGTCTACTTTTTTACTTTGCTGTATTTCTTCAATTACTTTTTGAGTAAACCCCTCTAGTCCAAAAGAACTTTTAGATGCTGCTGGACTGCCATCAGACATAACAACTAAGATTTTCTTTTTTTCCTTACGTTTAACTAGTCGATCATGTGTCCAAAGAATGTTTTCCCCATCAGGATTGCCCTGCATAAAACGGCTGCTTGATGAAAAGCTTTCAACTAGAACATCTTCACTGACTTTTAAATCAGAAAAAGATTTGTACACAAACATTATTGGGGCTACTTTACTGTGGGAGTTATATCCGTCAGTAAAACCAATAATTTCTAATGGAATGTTAAGAGTTGAGCACACTTCATTAAGCAATAGAGTAGAAGCTAAAGCATAATATGCTTTATCTCCACCCATAGAGCCAGACATGTCTACTAAAACTGTGATGGCAGCATCTAAAGTTTTGTTTTCAATCCGAGTTTTAAATACACGCTCATTGAAACCGGGAGCATCAAAGCAAATACGAGACAATCTAGATTGATCTAGCTTGCCACGTTTAGTGCCATATTGAGTTTGTACTTTAGCTTTGATTTGAATTAACTTACGAACTTGTTGAGCAAAGTTTTCTTGAGACACTAATTTATCGCTAACTCTCAACCTATACTCTTTTATAAAAGCACGAGTCTTGGCATTAGTCTCAAAATAATGCGATTCACCAATCTTTTTTGAGTAATTAACTACAATAAAATCCTTGTAGTCAGTCATATCCCACTCACGATAACCCAAAGCTACAGGATCAAAGTTAATACCAACTTTACCCATAGATGCTCCGTCTTGCGGCATAGTTAAAGAAAACTTTTCTAAATCTTCTTTAGTAAGCTTTACCTTGATGATTTTGTATTCGTCTTCTTCGTTTGTGCTATCTTTAGACTCTTTGGATTCTTTTTCTCCAAGTTTTGTTTTGTCTGTGCTTTCTGCTGTTGTTTCTTTTTCTTTCTTAACTCCTGAAGTTGGAGTAGGTTTTGTAGTTTCTTTAAGCTCTTCTTTGCATTTACTGCCTAGCTCTTTGAGTATGTCTACAGCCAGTTGGTAAGTTGCTTCAGTGCCTAATCGTTTGTCGAGAATTTGATGACAAGAAACAAGACAATCAGAAAAGTTATTAAGAACATCCGTAATCTTTTTGTTAGGTGTGAATCTGCTAGTAGCTAATTCAATTGTTGGAAAATAGGCCGCAGATATGTGGCTTTCCCAACATAACAACGAAGAAGTGAGCTTTGCACCAGAAGATGTTTCTTTGCTTGCTCGTTTAAGAATGTCGCTTACTAACGCAGAACTGCATTCGTCCCAATTTTCTTTAAAACCTTTGTACTCTTTAGCTTCAATAATGTTAACTCTGGAGTCTTCTAAGAAGTTCCAAACAAACATTAACATGCTACTGCCATCAAGTTTTTTCTCTGCAAGAACGTCAAAGCAGCTAAAACGGTCATGTGCAACCTCGTGGTCTACAGATGCCATTAGCTGTTTGAGTTCAACAAGAGTTGTTTTACCAGTGATCCTAGGCAGATAAATTGTTTTGCCATCATGCCTAGGCTGGTTTGTTTCTTCAAATACAACCGAGATGCCAGCCCTGCCAGCACTAGCTCGGATGTATTTCATCACTTCAATACTTTGGGTAAGCATTAGTCAACGGTGTTAAGAAATTCACGAACAGATTTGATAATTTCATCATTATCTAAACCACCTGGAATGTCCATAAGAAGTTTGATGATTTTGTTTGCATACTCCTCAGAAGTAATAGGTTCTTTAACATCAGCCTTGCATTCCTTGATTTTGTTTTGCAGTGCAGTTTTACCAAAGTAGGTCCCATTGCTATCTATAAGCTTGATGTTAAGCTTCATAGCACTTGTAAGCACTGATTTAGCAGACCTCCAAGGGCTAGGCATAGACTTGACTTCAAAGTCTTTTTTGATCTGTTTTTCAGTGTCAAGCAGATCTTTAGTGAAAGTCTCCAGTGTTCCATGCGTAAATGCTTCCGCAATCATCTTCTCAAACGTACTAGTTGCACTAGCGTCTGAAACCAATGACTCAGTAGCAGCAGCATACAAAGTCGATAAGACTGGTGTATCCATAACTAACTCCGAAAAAGGCAAAATTGCCTCAATAGGGCTCTATAACATAGAACCCTATTAAAGAGATTTACCAAGAAGCTAAATAAGTAAAGTCCCAATCATCAGGCCACGTTAAACACTCTTCAAGTTGGTCTACAGTAAGTTGCAAATTGTGCATATACCAATCATCAATCTCATAAGCTCCAAAGAAAAACCCTTGGGTTGGAGCTAACAGTTCAAGAGCTTTGTTTTTGTTACTAAGAACTTCTTTGCACAAATCAACAAGATTTTTAAGTTGTGTTCTAGTTACGTGATACTCACCACAATCGTCATTTTTATTTTGAACGTTGTCTACAAACCATCCGTGGATGGCATTGGCTTTGCGCCAATATGCAGCTTCAGCTACTACTTGTTTAATTTTGACGTTAATTTCAGGAAAGCATTCACCGATAGCTTTTTGCCTGTCTGATTCGTCCCACAAGTAGCGTTTTGCATTGAGGTACATATCTAAGCCCATAATTTATCTCCACAGTGTAGGCAACATTGCCAACATAGACCACTCGTGTGAATGGTCTATAGTGTTGTGTTACTTGGGATGATGGAGCAGCCAGTTGTAGTACTCAGCAGTGTCTCCAGTTTGTTGCTTGACGTTGTTGTTGTCGTCGTCGAAAAGGTCTCTAGTATCCTCTGGATTTAGCTCTACAAGTACGTCATCGTAGTCATTTGATTCTATGTAAAACAAGGTCATGATAGGTATCTCCTATGTGTGGTTAAAAAACAACAGAGGGCGAAGCCTCACGGCCCCCCGTAAGGGCCGGGAGCAAGCCCGGAACATTATTTAAGCGAAGCCCACCGCAGCCCGTATGCCAAACCGCTTGGCGGTTGGCATCTCGGGGTGCTAGGGCTGAGCGTCATTAGGACGATGTGCGTTTGGGATTGAGTTGCTTGAGCATCTCTGGATCTGTGAAGAGCATGTAGTTGCTCTTATTCATTGGTGCTATGGTGTGCTTGACACGTTGTGCCAACATCTCCCCACACTCCATGCAAGTAGGACAAGTTATCCTAGCTCGTTGAGGTTCAACACGTACTGCGTAGCAGCAGGTACAAATAGGAAGGTACTTTTCGTTCATAAGAACACCTTGTCAATAAGAGTTGGTTTGCAAGTTTTAATGGCTACAGGTGGTGTTGATGCCCACAAGTAGCCAACTACACAGAACAGCGTAGCAACCATTCCGATGTGTCTCATAAAAGTGATTATGTGAGACACTAATAAATCTCCCGACTGTTGTCCCATTTGTCAGGTCGTGGACGAGAGTTGATGTAACGGTCGTTACTAGTAACAGTAGGATCATCTCGTGAGCTTATGAACTCGCTCCATTCTTCTTTGTCAAGTAGTTCAAAGCCAAGACACTCTGCATAACGTTGAGCAGAATAGGAAGTTTTTTCAGCAATAAGAACAGTCCTGCATCCGTGTTCCCATTCGCTGTTATTGACACCGTGATTAGCAGGACGCAATACTGCGTTATTGTTAAGATATATTATGTGGAACATATTACATTCTCCAGAAATAAATAGCAAAAGGTATACCAATAGCGAGTATCAATAAGCTTGCTCCGAGTATGTCTCCAGTTAATGCCAGGATAGATTCGTACATACTACGTTTACGTTTGTGATATACGTCATTAGTGATATCAAAATCATCCATGATAATCTCCTAAGTTGAACAAAGAAAAGGTAGTGGAGTTAACCACTACCTTGGGAAGATTAAGGCTGAGCAGCTTCACGGGCTGCTGCGTCAGCTTTCATCTGAGAGCGAAGAGTCTTGATAGCGTTGAGAGCGTCACGAACCTCGACTTGACGAGGGTTATCGTACTTCTCCATAGACCACAGTGCGTTTGAGAGCAACTGTTGAGCCAAGAAAATCTGAAGACCTGCTGGCTTGCGTTCCGTCATTGCGTTGAAACCGTTGAAATCGAAGTTGTTTTGAGACATGATGCTTTCCTTACTTGGTTGATTAAGCGAGGGGGAACCGCCCCCCTCATAGCGCAGCGGGGGGCGCGTTCCTCTGAGCCAACCAAGAAAAGTGGAGGCGCTCGGAGCAGACCCGCCACCCCCAGCGGCAGGGCGTGACACAAAGCAAGGCGCTTGCGCCGCCGCGACTGGCGCGACAGGACGCCAACGCCCACACGCCACGCAACTACACAACTAGCGCCGTAACGAATAGGAAAGCTACATGACTCAGCATAAACAACTAGATCAACATCAACCAATGACTCGCAGGCCGAAGGTCTAGGATTCTTGGAACAGTGCTACTCACACCACAGAGGTCACCGGAGAGGTACGTCCTCGCAATAGAGGTCGTATGCCTCAACCTGTCATAGACCTAGCCCAGATAAAGCAGTACCACAGACCGTAAGCAATCAGACGTTCGACAAAGGAGTGGTACTCCGCATACCAATCTGTCGTGAAACGTCTGTTCCTAGTAACACCAGCGAAGTAGAAAAAAAGGTAGTTGGTATTTGCATACCAACCACCTTGTAGATCAATATTCAATACCACGAGCTGCTTGTTGAGCCATGTGTAACATTTCGTTTTTCATGTCGCAAGTGTAGTGAAATTCATAAGTAAGCATATCTTTTGGAAGATCAAGCTTTTCTATTTCTTCCACTTCAATAGCTATTTCGATGTCCCATTGTTCCACTATAGCTTCTGCTTGTTCATCAAAAATAGCTTGTTCGGGAATGACTTCTAGCTCTGCGAGCAAGCTGTGCTCTAACTCACCAGCTATGCCGGTGTCGAGAAGTATGTCTGTGAAGAAGTCAACTTCTTGGTTGGAAGCGAGAATGGAATGGAAGCAAAGGTTGTTCATGGTAGTTCCTTATCGAGGTTGTTTCGTCCGCAACACACTGTGCGCTGCGTGACATAGCAAGGGAATCGCTGGGAGGCTTCATTGTCAAGACCGGAGCAGCCGTAGGCTGTGATTTTGTGGGTCGCCGACGGGTTATGTCGAGCGACAACAGGGTTAAAGCAGTAGCAGATGACAGCTACTCAGTAGCTAGCGACGACACAACAATCAGTCTTTACAATGGAGTACTGCGATACCCTAGTCTTGTCACGTAGCCCGAGGAGGAGGACGACAGGCATCGGGCACACAATGCTGAACAAGCCCCCGACGGAGTGCAGGCCGCACGCGGACTGCCCCGACGTGACGGGGGAGAGATAACGCAACAACCCCGATGACTGGGGACGACGAGACCCTCCAGCAGGTATTCTCAAACCATGTCAGCAGGTGGAGATCAGGGAGGTCAGCCAGCTCGTCTTAGAGCCACGATGTAGCGAGAGCTAGGTGCGGGTATTAACCTATATCAAACGAGAGCAGATATGGGCTATTTAGAGGCTTACAGACACATCAAACAATGGATAGATCAGTGGGCTATACATCTATGATCAGTGGGGGCTAAGTTGTTGATGTATATAGTGTTGCTATATACCAACACTTTTATAGTGAAACATACACCTGTGTATTGACACATATCCCTATATAGGTGTTACTAGTAGCAGGAGGTAGTAGGTAGTAGTTCTAGTGGTTTACCCTATATGTTCCTGTAGTAGTAGGGGTAGAGGGGGGGAAATGTTTTTGTTTTAATTTATTACATCTAGCAACTTATAACGCTGCCACAACTTTTTAAAACAAGGGGGGGATAGATCTAGGTTGATGCTCGTCCTTACAGGACTCGCATATGACCTCAAACAGAGTGTAGGAGACAGACATAAAAAAAGGGCCTTACGGCCCTACTACTAACAACACTCTATATCTGACCAGAAAAAGAAAAACGGTAAAAAGAAAAAGAATATAAAGATTGTACACCCAGATCTAGAACTCATGTCAACATCAGTAGTGTTGTATTTAAGCAACACTTACACAACTTGTAAAAGGATGATATAGTCGCCCCGACAACCTTGTCGTCAACTTGTTTTACTTAAAGGACAAAATCATGATGAAGAAAAAACCAATGCCAGCTAAAAAAGAAGCTATGTCTAAGATGGTTGACAAGGCTAAAGAAAAAAAAGAAATGATGAAAGAAAAGATGGCTAAGAAGAAGTCTAGCTACAAATAAGAGTGGTGCATTATGGCTACAGGTAAAAAATCTCCTGCATGGCAACGTAAAGAAGGTAAGTCCCCTTCTGGGGGCCTTAATGCCAAAGGTAGAGCTTCAGCTAAGAAAGAGGGACACAACCTTAAGCCTCCTCAACCTGAAGGTGGTTCTCGTAAAAATTCATTTTGTGCCCGCATGGGTGGAATGAAGAAGAAGCTTACGGGTACAGCTAAAGCTAAAGATCCTAACTCCAGGATTAACAAAGCACTTAAAAAGTGGAAGTGTTGAAATGAAAAGAAAGTCATCTACAGACCGTAGATACAAGAAGTCCCACTGGACTCAGAATCAAAAGCTGCAAGCTGTCAGTACTTACCTGATGCTAGGCAACTTGTCAGAAACAGCTATTGTTACGGGTATACCCTTACCTACTCTAAAGATCTGGAAGACCTCTGATTGGTTTAAAGAGTTTGCACTTCAGCTACAAACTGAAGATGTACAGCAGATGGACTCCAACCTCAAAAGGGTTGTAGACAAAGCTCTTAAGGCTGTAGAAGACAGGTTAGACCTAGGTGATGCTCAGTTTGATCAAAAGACTGGAGAGATTACTAGAGTGCCAGTTAAGGCACACGTAGCTCTTAAGATTACAACTGATCTGCTTGCTAAACAAGAACGACTACGAGAAGCTCCTATCAAAGAAGAACTAGAGAAAACTATTGATGATCGTTTGCTACGGTTGTCTGAAGAGTTTGCTAGGTTTGCTTCTATGAAGACTATTAACGTAGAAGGACATGTAATTGACCAAGCTTAATGCCGAGGTCATGGAAGGGTTTGTTAATTCAGTTCTTAGAAAGAACTTTGACAAGCCTGCTCCTACTCCCCAGTTTCATAAAGAGATTTGGGAACTTGTTACTAGTAACAGTAAACAAGTGGCTATAGCTGCTCCTCGGTATCACGCTAAAAGTACGGCTGTTACTCACGCTTACACACTTGCTTCAGTATTGTTTCGGGAGTCTAGGTACGTTTTAATTGTTTCAGATACCGTTACACAAGCAGTCCAGTTTCTTGGGGACATTAAAAAAGAATTACTAGACAACGATGATCTGCGTTCTTTGTTTGGTATTAAATCTGGGCCATTCCCCAAAGACACTGAGGATGACTTAATAGTTGAAATGGAAGATGGGCATACCTTCCGTATCCAAGCTAAAGGTTCTGAACAGAAGCTACGGGGTTTGAAGTGGGCTAACCTTCGTCCTGATCTAGTCATTGGGGATGATATGGAGAATGACGAGATTGTTATGAACAAAGACCGACGCATGAAATTTAAACGTTGGTTTTATGGTGCTTTAATTCCTTGTGTATCTTCTTCAGGCAAGATTCGTATAGTTGGAACTATTCTTCACCTAGATAGTTTGCTTCAGAATTTAATGCCAGCTTCTTTACTTAGTAGCCATAGAGGTGTTAAAAGTCTTATACAAGAAGATTTAAAAGAATATTCTTTTAATCTTTTGCCTTGGAAATCAATTAAGTACCGTGCTCATACAGATGACTTTAAAGCTCTTTTGTGGCCTGAAATGAAGTCTGCTGAAGAGTTTAGGATGATGAAAGACGACTTTGTTCGTCAAGGTTTAGCTGATGTTTACTCCCAAGAGATGTTAAACATTCCTATGGACATAACAGACACTTTCTTTAAGAAGTCAGATTTTGTGCCCATGAAGCCTGAAGACAAAAAGAAAAAATTGATTTACTATGCAGCTTGTGACTTAGCTGTATCTCAAAGTCAACGGGCAGACTATTCTGCTTTTGTAATTGGCGGTATGGATGAAGACGGAAAACTGTACGGAGTACACGTTGTTAAACAACGTATGGACGCATTAGAAATTGTGGATACAATCCTGATGCTACAAAAGATTTATAAGCCCGTACTCTTTGGACTTGAGCAAGGTACTATTCAAAAGGCTATTGGTCCGTATCTCAATGAGGAGATGCTTAAACGCGGAGAGTTTATCAACACTGTATTGTTAAAACCAAGCGGCGATAAACTTACCCGTGCTAGAAGTATTCAAGCTCGTATGAGAAGTGGAGCTTGCCGGTTTGATAAAGACACTGAGTGGTATCAGGATTTTGAAGATGAGCTTTTACGTTTTCCTAGAGACAGGCATGATGACCAAGTAGATGCTTGGGCTTACTTGGGCTTAATGCTTGATAGGATGTGGGAAGCTCCTACTGAAAAAGAACTTGAAGACGAAGAGTACGAAGCTTATAAGGCCGAAAACAATGGGGCGTTTGAAGGACGCTCTGTAACTTGTGGATACTAAAGATATGAACCTCAAAGATAAGTTTGACATTAAAGACCTCATGTACGAGGCCAACATCGCTAACCTGCTGTGCAAAGCAGACTTAGAAGCAATTGGTACTCAGGTTGTCAAAGACTTTGATGCTGATCTTCAATCTCGTAGTTCTTGGGAAAAGCGCACTGAAGCTTCTCTTAAGCTTGCTCTTCAAGTTGCTGAAACTAAAAACTTTCCTTGGCCTAATGCCAGTAACGTTAAGTTTCCCCTTATCACTATTGCTGCACTGCAATACCATGCTCGTAGTTACCCTGTACTTATTGACAGTGATTTGCCTGTTAAGTGTCGGGTAGTAGGTGATGACAAAGATGGTCTACACGCTCTTCGTGCTACTCGTGTTGAACAACACATGAGTTACCAGCTTCTTGAAGAAGACGAAGACTGGGAATCTGAAATGGATAAAGTTCTTATTACTCAACCTATTATTGGTTGTGCTTTTAAGAAAACTTATTATGACCCAGTTCGTAAACACAACATTTCTGAAAATGTTTTGGCTAAAGATTTAGTTGTTAACTACTGGACTAAAAGCTTAGAGACTGCACCTCGTGTAACTCACGTATTGCAAATGTCTCGCAATGAAATCTATGAACGTGTAGCCCGTGGTTTGTGGTGTGAAATTTCTGAAAGCCATCAACAAGGTTCTTCTGGTTGGGTTATGGGCAATGGATTACAAACAGCCCAAGACAAAGCTCAGGGTATTACTCCTCCACAATTAAATGACTCTAGTACTCCTATTGAAATCCTAGAACAACATTGCCACATTGACTTTGATGATGATGGTTATGCTGAGCCATACATTGTTTATGTACGCAAAGACAATAAACAAGTAGCTCGTATTGTTGCACGCTACACAGACAAAGATGTTGAGTACAACGAAAAGAAAGTAATTCTTAGTATTACTGCTGAGCAATACTTTACTAAGTATCCTTTTATTCCTTCTCCTGATGGTGGTTTCTATGACTTGGGTTTCGGTGTTCTTCTTGGCCCCCTTAATGAATCAATTAATACCATTCTTAACCAACTGGTTGATGCTGGCACTATGGCGGTTACTGCTGGTGGTTTTCTTAGTCGTGGTATCAAGCTTCGTGGTGGGGAGTCTAGTTTCCGTCCTTTGGAGTGGAAACATGTTGACACCACTGGCGACGATCTACGAAAAGGTATTGTCCCTCTGCCAGTCCGTGAACCCTCTCAAGTACTCTTCACCCTGCTAAACTTGTTGATTAATTATGGTGAACGTATTGGTGGGTCTGTAGATATTCTGTCTGGACAAAATCCTGGACAAAACACTCCTGCTGAAACTACCCGCACTATGGCAGAGCAGGGTATGAAAATCTTTAACGGCATCTTTAAACGCACTCACCGTAGTTTGAAACAAGAGTTCCGTAAACTGTACCGTTTGAATCAAATCTTTGTTACTGAGAACACCCAGTACGTATCTAATGCTAAAAGCGAAGGTATTGTTTTGGCTACTGACTATTCTGGTCCGGTAACAGACGTTATGCCTACTGCTGATCCAAGCGTTACTTCTGATGCTCAACGTTTAAACCAAGCTGCTGCAATTGCTCAACGAGTAGCTGCTACCCCCGGTTTGTATAACCGTTATGAAGCTGAACGTACTTTCTTAAAAGCAATGAAGGTTACAAACATTGAAAAGCTGTTGCCTGATCCTAAGGGTCCTAATGCTATTCCGCAGCCACCAAACATTAAGCTTCAAATTGAAGAGATGAAAATTAAGAGCAAGCAAGCTGAAGTTGAATTAACTATGAAAATGGGCTTGCTTAAACTTATGGCTGATGCAGAACTTAACCAAGCCAAAATTAAAAAACTTGAAGCAGAAGCTGAAGTCCTTAAGATTGGTGTGTTGCACGAAGGTGAAAAACTTCGTCTACAAGAAATTAACACGCAGATTGGTTTGCAGCGTGAACGTCGAGAAGGCATTCTTGGCTCTATCGACACAATGAATAAGGTCATGGCATCTATGATGGGCGACCAAAAAGGGCAACAACAACCTCAAATGCCGGACATGCAAAGCATGGGTGGATCTATGGGGGGAATGGAGCAACCAGCACTATGATCTTTAACTAGGAGTAAAAATGGCGTTAGAGCAAGTAACCAAAGAAAGTTTTGAAGAATGGAAACATCACCCAGTCACTATTAAGTTTATGAAACAACTTAAGCAAGATCGGGAAATGATGAAAGAAGGTTTAGCAAATGGGTCGTTTGATGATGAGCTAGAGATTAAAGGCCGATGCCGTGTAATTGCTGTCATCCTTGATACCCAATATGAAGACCTATTCCAACCACAGTAAGGAAAAATTAAATGAGTAATGAATCTGGAATCAACCCAGTTGGTAATCGTATCCTTGTTAAACCCCGTGAGATTGCCACAGTTTCTAAAGGCGGGATTCTTTTGACAACTGAAACTACTGCTGCTCGTGAGCAGATGGGAAACACTACTGGTGTAGTAATTGCAATGGGTGACGGTTGTTACCTTGAAGATGCTACTGCGTGGTGTGAAGTTGGTGATAAAGTTATTTTTGCTAAGTACGCTGGTTTGCTCTACAAAGGTAAAGACGGACAAGACTACCGCATGATTAACGATCACGATATTACGGGTACGCTAGATGCAGACGTAGACTTGGTAGATCCCTACCTAGCTAAACATTAAGTTAATTAGGAGTAAAGTATGAGTGAAGAACAAGTTGTCACAAATGAAATAGCACCAGAAATAATCCAAGAAGCTTCGTCACAAGGTTGGGTTCCTAAAGAACGCTTCCGTGGTAACGAACAAGATTGGGTTGATGCTGACACTTTTGTAAAACGAGGTCGTGAGATTCTTCCTATTCTGCGTAAGAATAATGAGAACCTTATGAAGGACTTGAACCAAACAAAGGAACAACTAAAAGAGTTTCGTCAAGCTGCCGAAGAATTTAAAACATTCCAACGTGAAGCTTACGAACGCAAAGCTAGTGATTACGAAAAACGTATTCAAGAAATTAAAGAAAGTCGTGCCCAAGCCATTAGTGATGGTGACGGACAGAAAGTTATTGCGCTTGATGATGCACTAGATGAGGCAAAGGATAACCTTAAAGAAGCTAAACAAGCTGTTAAAGATGTTACTAGTACCACGACTGTTGAAGACACATCTACTAATACTGTAGACCCTAACCTGCAAATTTGGTTGGATCGCAATACTTGGTTTGGTCAAGACAGACGCATGACTAGCATTGCTAACGGCATTGGTGAAAGCCTTCGTTTGGAATTTCCTGGTCTTAAAGGGCAACCTTTTCTTGATAAGTTAGACGAGGTATTGCAAGAAGAATTTCCAGATAAGTTTGGTGGTTCTAAAAAATCTGCTCCTAATAGCCGTGTTGAATCTGGGTCGGGTCGTGCTGGTCGTAGTGGAAGCAATAGTCAAAGTTACGATAACTTACCCCCAGATGCCAAAGCTGCATGTGATCGGTTTGTTAAGCAAAAGCTTATGACCCGAGAACAATACGTCGCAGATTTTGATTGGACTTCTTAAACTTAACAAAAAGGAATATACTATGCCACGAGCCCTTACTTATGAAGAAAAGCGTGAACGCAATCTAGCAGCGCAGCAAGTAAAAGAATCTGTACCATCTACAGCATCAGATGGCGCAACACGTAAACGCCGTAATGTGTTTAATGGTACAGAGGCTAAGCTAGGTGTGCGAGAACAGATTCCCGGATACCATCTACATGTATTTACGGATACAGGTGGTCGTATCCAAGAAGCTATGGATAGTGGCTACGAGTTTGTGCGCCCCGATGAGATCGGAGGTGTGAGTGAGAATGTGGTTAGTCGTAATGGCGACCTAGGAGAAAGAATCAGGTATCTTGTAAATCCTCGGGCAGAAGGCTCAGAGCAATATGGTTACTTGATGAAACAGCGGTTAGAGTGGTATGAGGAAGATCAAGCCGAACTGCAAGCTAAAAATAATCGTATTGATGACGCGATTAGGGGTGGTAAAGTTACTGGGGAAAACTCAGCCTTTTATGTTCCTAAGGGTGGAATCAAACTCACTTAATCTATTAGGAGTTTCCTATGGCAAACGTAAATCGTCCTGGCGGTCTAAAGCCCGTCAGCTATCTCAACGGAGCCCCGTACTCGGGACAAGCTCGGTTGTACTCTGTTCCGACAAGCAGTGCTGCACTGTATATCGGTGATCCCGTTACCTTGAGTGGTAGCGCCGACGTTAATGGTTTGGCTGGTATCGCTATTGGCGTTGCTGGTTCGGCTATTGTTGGTGTTGTAGTTGGTTTCTTGGTTTCTCCTCCGGGCGTAAGCTTGGTTGCTACCAACATTGACCTTACTATTCGTAGCATTCAACCTAGCTCTACTGCTGTGCAGTATGCTTTGATTGCAGATGACGCTAACTTGGTTTTTGAAATTCAAGACGGTCAAACTACTCCTACTGCTGTCACTGACATTGGTCGTAATACCAATTTCTTGATTGCTGCTGGTGCAACCGTTTACAGTGATTCAGGTACTACTACTGCTGCTACTCTTACGGATAGCACCACTGCTAACCTGAAACTTTTGGGATTTACTCAGCGTGTGGACAATGCGCCGGGTCAATATGCCAAACTGTTGGTACGTATCAATAACCATGTCTACAGCGCCGGTACTGGCACTGCTGGCATTTAATTAGGAGAATAGATAATGGCTGGAATTATCACAACCAGTTCCCATCCGAAGGCCTTGTGGCCCGGTATTAAAGCTTGGTGGGGACAAACTTACAACGAACATCCTGAAGAGTATGTAGACCTGTTTGACAAAGACACTTCTACTCAAAACTACGAAGAAGATGTTCAGTTGACTGGCTTTGGTCTTGTGCCCGTCAAGTCGCAAGGCTCTGGCGTTCAGTACGATTCTGAGGTGCAAGGTTATGTAACTCGCTATACGCACGTTGCGTATGCAATGGGTTACATTGTGACTAAAGAAGAAATGGACGATAACCTCTACGAGCAAATCTCCAAGAAACGTGCCGCAGCTCTGGCTATGTCTTTCCGTCAAACGAAAGAGAACGTTGCTGCTAACGTTTACAACCGTGCTTTCAATAGCACCTACAAGGGTGGTGACGGTGTTGAGCTTTGCTCGACTGCTCACGTTAACACTACTGGTGGTACTTGGGCTAACAAGCCTACGGTTGATGTGGACTTGTCCGAGGCTGCTTTGGAAGATGCAGTGATTGCAATCATGGGTCTGCAAAATGACCGTGGTTTGTTAGTTGCTATTCAACCAAACGACTTGCACATTGCTCGTCAAGAAGTGTTTAATGCTCAACGCATTCTGCACTCTAGCTACCAAACTGGTAATGCCAACAATGACATCAACGTCATTAAGTCTGGCAACTACCTGCCCGGTGGCTTCAAAGTGAACCACTACTTCTCAAGCCCTCACGCTTGGTTTATTCGTAACACCATTCCTGGTGGTACTGGTATGAAGTACTATGAGCGTCATTCCATTATGTTCGATCAAGACAATGACTTTGATACGATGAATGCTAAAGCTAAAGGCTATGAGCGTTATTCGTTCGGTTGGTCTGATGCTCGTGCTGTGTGGGGCGTTAATGGTCCCTAAGATTAGCGCAAGCTAAACTAAGCAACCCCCTTAGATTACAAGTCTAGGGGGGTTTATTTTTAATGTTACTAGGAACATATCATGAGTTTTGAACGACAAAAAGAAAAGGGCAAACGTCCTGATCCCGGTAAAACCCCACACAAGTGTTAATTTGTTATAGAATGCACCTGTCCGATGACGCTCTTAACTGAGCGTTGTTTAACTTAAACAACGTCAAAGGAATTTTTATGTCTAATCCTACCCGTCTGTATAGCGGTGTTGCCACTGCTTACTCTAACGAACCCCTCTATTCGTTTCCCTTCCCAGATCCTTTCCACACTGGCAGCACCGCTAACATTGGTAGTTCTACTTACGTCAACGATTTTAATACGTTGATAGGTACTGATTACACTGTTACTGGAACATCTTCTGCTTTTGCTCTTGCTAGTGGTGTTGGTGGTTTGGCTACTCTTACTCCCGGTGGAGCTACTACTGCAAGTGCTGCCTACAAAAATGGCTTGTTTTTTCAATTTGTTTCAGGCAATCGTGCATGGTTTGTTTGCCGTTTTAAAACGTCTGCTGTAGCAGGTAACGTTGCCTATTACGTAGGTATGCGTAATGGCTCTAGTGCAACTGATGGCATTTGGTTTGCTAAAGCTGCTGCATCTACTTCTATTAATTTAGTGTCTACTGTTGGAAGCACTGCTACTACTTTGGTAACTGGTGTAGCAACTGCTGTAGCAGATACGTTTGTTGAAGTGGCGTTCTACTACGACGGTACAGATGTAATTGTTTATTCTGGTACTAATGCTAGTAACATGGGACCAGATGCGCGTATTGCTTCTGTAACTATTGGTTCTAGTGGAACTAATTTGACCAACGCTTTGATCGCACCAGTGTTTCAAATTACCCCAACTGCAACGGATACGTTAACTGTTGACTTTGTACTGGCTGCTCAAGAAGTATCTCGTTAATAACTATGCACGCTAAACTAGTACACAAAGACACTGACGACAATATTAATGTTTCCATCGTTAGCGATGGTGGCAAAAATACTGTGTTCTTAGTAACAGGAACAATTAAACACGAGGATGACTCTGTGTTTGACATTGTTGATGTGTCTAGATTGTCGGGCAATCCTAGCAACATTCGTCTGGACTCAATTGTATTTATGGTTGAGTCTGGATTGAAAGTTCAAATTAATTACCGAAATCAACCTTACGTTCTTCCACTAGAAGGTCGTAGCAAGATTGATTTAGGTTGGGTTGGTGGCCTTATTGGACATGAGATTGATATGGTGTTCAAAGGAACTGGCTCATTCTTTATAGTGCTAGACATTAGCAAAATGGGAGTGTGATATGAGTGATGTATTTATTAAAAGTGGTGAGCAGCCTCGCTACTTTGCTTTTAGTGGTGTAACCTCTACAACAACTAACCAAGCTTCTTCTCCTATTTTTAAAGAAAGTCCTTACGGTACTTTCCAATCAATTGTTACAGGAACTGGTACTGTAACAGCAACTGTTGCTGTACAAGTATCTAATGAAGCTGATACCTTTAATGGTATTAAGTCTAACTGGATTACTATGGGTACTATTACTTTGTCTGGAACCACTACGGCTACAGACGGGTTTTCTACTATTTGTCCTTGGAGATATGTTCGTATTAGTGTCACTAACGTTACGGGAACTAACGCTGTTGTTGAAACTCTTATGGGCGTATAACTATAACTGTGTACTCTGTACAAGTTGAGATTCCTAGCATGATTGAAATAAAGTTTACCATTGATAAGTTTAATGGAGCATACGTGTTTTCTGACACGCTGCTCTTGGCTGACGACCACGGATTGACTGACGCTGAGATTGAGGCCATGAAACAAACTCGGTACGACAAGTGGTACGACTTTGTTACTAATCCACCGCCTGCGGTTGATGAACCCGTTACGGAGTAATCATGGCAAATAGATATTGGGTTACCGGTGGTACTACAAATGTTTGGAGTGATACATCCAATTGGTCTGATACATCAGGTGGCACAAGGGGATTTTCTGCTCCAGGAAGCAGTGATGTTGTATTTTTAAATGCCACATCTGGTTCTGGCATAGTTAGGCTTGACTCAAACATAACTATACAAACGTTGAACTGCACGGGCTTTACAGGTACGCTTAACTTTGCTACATATACACTCTCGCTAAACACCACGGGTACGGTGTTTACTGGCGCAACAACAATGAGCGTTAACTACACTGATGAGCCGCTTATTATTGTTACTAACGCAAGCGCAACAACAACAATCACTCCAACCGCAGTTTCTCAAGCCAACAGCATTTCATTTAGGATTGCTGCCGGTGCTGGTGCATTAACAATTACAACGGGCGGTTCCGTTCGTACTTTAGATTTTACTGATGGAACCAATCCAACTGGATATAGTGGAGCATTAGGAAATAGTACGCTAACAATCTATGGCGGTTTTATAGCTTCTACGTCAGGAATGACTAGAACTGGCGGTAGTGGCACATACACATTTTCGTCAACCACAGGTACTATATACACAATTACTACAGCTAGTGTAACTTTTGATAATCCGTGGACGTTTAATGGTGCTGGTGGCTCTTGGAGATTGTTAGGATCACTAACTCTTGGTTCTACTCGCAACTGTAGTTTAACCGCAGGTTCACTTGACCTTAACAGCAATACATTAACTGCCGGAACTTTTACTTCTACCGGTTCTGGGGTTAGGTATATTGTTTGGAGTGGCGGCAACATTTCAGTTAATGGCACAAATCAAACTGTAGTTAACATTACTTATTCATCAGATTTCACTAGCAACGGCACATC